TACCATTGTTGTCTACTGCAGAGCGAATCTGAATCAACAACTGTTCAACAGAAGTTTGGCTCAAAGAGGCAGCTGTAGTTAACTGGTTAGAGTAAACCTGACCGTTAGCGATTGGGTGTGCTGTGTTAATCAAAGTTACGCCGTCGCCGCCTACATAGCCTGCGGTGAAAGCAAAGTTCAAAATGTTTGCACATAGTGTCTCTTTGGTTTCAATCATAGACTGAGCAAGATGCTTAGCGAATGTGGAGCCGATACGAATGTGATCGCCATCCTCCATCAAAACTTTGGTCAAGGCGTATGCCAAGCCATAGATTTGGTAGATGAAACGGGTGATGTACAATGTACCACCCTGATCGTAGCTAACTGGAGTGCCGTCAGGCATTGCAGGAGCTGCGTTCATACCGAAGAGCATTACTTCTTCATGGTAGTTACGTGGAATACCTTGGATCTGTTCTACAAATCCCTTCCACTCGTCGGCGCGTTGTTCGTAAACGCCATCAAAGACTTCGTTGATAATCGGTTCGACTACCGCACGAAAGTCGGTACTGCGCATTGGGGTTGCCATTTGCTATTCCTTTTCTTTCGTTATTAGACTGCTACGCTAGGAGCGATAGTTAAACTGTTAGCGATTTGTACTTGCACGATTGTGTAAGCGTCACCCCATTGGTTCAATGATGGATAACCACCAGAACCGCCTGAGAATGCTACTTCACGTCCAAGACCTACCACGCGAACTTGACCCTGTGCGCCTGAAGCTACTGGAGTAGACAACAAGGCGGTTGTTGAGAAGCCTGCACCACCATTACCGATTGTGTAGCCATCAGCAACTGTAGAGCCTGCTGTTGTGTCAAAGTTGTATTCGCTGCCGATTGCTGTTGCTGGTACAGAACCGTTAACTTGGATTTCGTATACAAGAGCTGGGTCTTGGAAAATCCAGAATACGATGCTGTTAGCTGCAGCTAAAGATGTTAGTGAGATAGATTTACCAACAGTACGACGACCTTCAGCAGTGTTGTACTCAACACCGTCAAATACGCCATAAACGCGGGTTCCTAAACCAGCTGATGCTTGTGCTGCAATGGTCAATTGGCCCGAAGAATTTACCGCAACTGGAGTGTACTGGTAGAAAGACTGACCAGCGCTCAAAGCGTACGGCGCATTGTAAACCACACCAGGGACAAAGCTGTTTGTACCAGCAAATGGTACAGAACGGTCTAAGCCGCTTGGGTGGTATACGGGCTTCATGCCAAAGGGTTGAAATGCTGTAGACATATTGTCTTTTTCCTTTGAATTAAGAAGTTAGTTATGAAAAACGAATGTTTTTATTCGCGCGATCTGCTGATTTTTCCATTTCCAAAAGTCCACCTTCCAAGACTGAACGTCCGCCTTTGTTGCCTTGAGCTGTATCTCGCACCTGCGCAGTAATATTGCGTTGGTGTTCAATTGGGTCTTCAAGGTGTAGCATACGCATCACTTCTTGGTAAATGTCCTCTGGTAACTTAAAAAGAATCATCTCGTTGCACGAAACACAGCCTTCAAACTTGCCCGAACTCATCTTGCCCAGCGTTCCAAAGCCATTTCCTAATTCTCCGGCTTTCACTGGCTCATAGCCCAATGCGATACGTTTGTCGATACTGTCGTATGTGTTAGTTGTTGACAACCAACACAAATGATACCCAGGAATAGCCCCGCCTGGAATATCGGGTAGTGCGCTATTTGCCCACTTATCTCTGAACGCATCAAGGCGTTCTTTTCTTGCTATGTCGTCTTGGCTCGCGTTACCACGATCCATAATTGTTGCTTCTACTCGATCCGCAATGCGATCATCGAGGTCACGTTTAATTCTGTTGTTTGCCATGGTATATTATCCTTAACTGTTTCGGTTTTCTTTGTCGTATGAAGCGTATGCTTTGATCATTTTGTTGCGTCGCGCGGGGTCGTCCCATGCTCCGGCATCTTTGATCGCTTGTACGCGCTCACGACTGAGGGTGATTGTTTGTCCGCTCTTTCCAGAGGGATTTGCGGTCCTTGTTGATGCTGTTGGACCAGCTCTTTTCACTTTATTTTCACCTTGTTTAGTGTACCGATGTGGCAAACGCGCAGATAGGCGGTTATCTAACTCATCCCAGTATTCACTGTCTGATGGGTCCCATCCGTCTGCGGCTAGTTCTTGGTCAATCACTTTTGCAATGCGGCTGTCTGTGTCGCGTGCCTGCGGATCGTACCAGGAATTTTTCTTCAACCATTGTGTTGCGTTCTTTTGGGTCTCATTGGAGACTGGATTTGGAACGTTTTGCTTTGGTTGACTTGCTTGCTCAAGCTGTTGCTTTTTGTAGGCTTGAACCTGCATTAATCTTTGTTTTGCGTCTTGAAGCTGCTCTAAATACTCAACTTGGGCGTTAGCATCGCCAGATTGGGCGGCCTGCACCAACTTCATCTTTGCGTATTCTACACGGGTGGCTTCATCTTCAATTGTTTTGTCAATTTGGACAAATTGGTAAGATGCTGCAGTGTTTTCAACCGCTGCCAAACGCCTTGCTAACTCTTCATTACGACGCTCTAATGCGCTAATCTTGTTTTTTGCACTAGCATCGCGCTGTTTTTGAAGTTCTTTCTTGAGCCTACGTTCTTCACGACGCGCTTCTCTGATGGCTTCACGCTCATCATCAACTTCTTCGTCATTTTCGTCACCAGAAGCCTCAATTTCTTCGCCTTCTTCGTGCTCTTCGTCTTCTTCTGGCTTATGATCGCCTTCAGAAACACCTTTTGCTTCTTTTTCTTCTTTTTCAAATGGATCTTCTTCCATTTGATAGGCTGCTTGTATGCTGCCGTCTTCCATTTCCTTAATAGGAATGTCTTTTTCTTGGTTATCTGCCATAATTTTGTCCAAAATTAATCAATAAACGCTTTTTGGCGTTGTGCGTGTTCAAAAGATTTAATCTTGCTGATTATTTCTCTTGCTTGAAGGGTAATAAACACCACGGGGGCGCCACCGTCACCGGTATCCAGTACAAAACGGTCACCGCCGTACTTGATTGTACGAACTAAATCACCAACTTTGCACCAGGGACCCTCTAGCCAGTCACTAAGATCATTGAGGTTTTTGTAAGCAAGCGGTCCAATTTGTACAACCTTGGCTACCGTCTCATTAAACTTCAAAGTTTGCCTAGTTTCATCAACTAAAATGATGCCACCTTTGCTGGTTGTTTTTTCTCGTCTTAATTGAACTAAAACTCGATCCCCAACCACTTCAATTCCGGGGTCTACGCTTGGAAAAACTTCTTCTTCTGTGCGTAAATCTGGTTCTTCATTTGCTTTTACATCAAACACTATTCAGTGCTCCTTAATCTTTACAGATTTTGATCTTCCTCGTCCTCGGTAAGAACGCCGTCAATTATCATAAGGGCTTTTTCAAGCCCAGTTATTTCGCCTAGAATTCTTTGGTATTTTGCAAAGTCATCTATGCTTTGTCCTGTAGCTACCGTTTCTACAGTCAAATTTTTTGCGCTCTTAATCCTATGCAGGATTTCGCTTAAAATATCTCTCATATAACCAATAGTGCATAAATATAAGAAACGGCGCCCTAATTAATAAAAATTTCCGCCGCCAATGTCTTTTAAATTCTTATCTTGACCAACTTTATTGGACTTAGCCATTTTGTTTTGTTTGGCTCCGATTTTCCAGTTGTTGTCGCGATGTGAACCAGACGGGCCTGCGTCTAGTGTTTTGTCTTCTGGGCCGCCGCCTGAAGATTGCTTGCCAGTCTGTTTATAAGTCTGGCGAAAGCCTAATGTATCTGCCATTTTATTGTCCCTTTGTAGGTGGTTGTTGTGGCTGCATAACTTGTTGCTCAGCCTGTTGTTGCATTGATTGTTGGTGTTGCTGATCAGCTTGCACCAGCTGTTGCTCATGAGCCTGCTGGCCTTGCGCCAATTCTTGAGCGTGCTGCTGAGCAGCAATTTGTGCTTCCATGTCAGCCTGTACTGCCTGCGCTCGTTGTTCAAACGCTTGTTGTTGTACAGCCAAACCATGTTGGCGGATGTCAGCCTCGGACGCTTGCACAGCCTCCATAGCGGACATATTCTGTTCGTGCTCTAGTGCCATCTGATCGATGGTAAACTGGGCACCAGCTGTAATTTGAGCAACACGCTCTTTTGCAGCATTGTTAATGTTAGCCAGTGCAATTTGAGTCGCGTTTTTCTGATTATCGATACTGACTTGCGTGTTGTATTTCTCTTGTAAGTCTTGAACTTTAGCTTGTAACTCAGCCACCTTAATTTGAAACTCTTGCTGGCTCTTTTGGGTTTCCATTTGGGCATCTTGTTGGGCTTCTTGTGCTTTGCGCTGTGTCTCAGCCATTTGTGTTTTAAGAAGTACCTGAGCCGTAGGATCTGCCATCATGGCAGCTTCTTGTTGGGCCTGCCCCATCTGCTGAACTTTTTGGAACAACGCCTGAATACCTTGCTGTTCTTGAGCAAACACCTGCTGTGAATCTTGTTGTACCATTTGAGCAGCAATAGCCAAAGATTGTTGATCCATCTGACGCAGAGGTTTTTCTTCGTGCAAACCAAGTGTGTCTTGATTTTGACCAGAGGCTTTGGCCACATAGTCACGCATAGACTGTAGGTAGTGCAGTGTCAAATGTTGTTTGATGTGTTCAATTGCGTGCGGTGCAAAAGTTGGACCAATAAGCGGACTGCCACCGTAGTTTGGATCTTGAGCATACGCCAAGTGAATCTTAATGTGGGCAATATGATCTTGGTCTGGGAACGCTGCGGCTGGTTGACCCATGGTCATTGAAACGTTTTCTAAC